CTTCACCAGCAAGCATATCTCTTAGGGAACGAACAAAGTTAATTGCAGCTCTACCCCCAGGCACACCAAAGTTTAATATCTCATCTTCGATATGTTCTAGGTGTAGGTTCTTACCTTCTTTACCTTCCATCAACATTGGTAGGTGTGGTTTAATATTTACATTTTCTTTAAATATCTTTTTAAAGTCTGGTGTCGCAACTGCTTGGAATTGTGGATTTGCAGTATAACTACCTTTATATCTTATTTCTAAATCAATAATTTTTGCACCATCACTAAAAATGGAGAAGAATACTTTTGCAGCTCCAGCATCTTTTTCCCATGCTTGTTTCTTTCCTGGCGTTGGTTTCATAACAAGATTAGAATTAAATATTCTAGTTAGTGTTGCAATAGTTTGTGGAGTATCTTTTAATTCTGCCTTTTCTACTTCAACACTACCTTTAACAAATCTACCAATACCAGTTAATAGATAGAATTTAAACTCACCAGAATCTTCTATGTCTTTCATTTTTGTTCTGAAAAGAAGTTCAATAAAAGCTTTCGTAAAATCTTCTGAATGTTTTGATAATATTTGAAACACTCTCCTAAAGAATGTATTCTTTGGGTCTTTGAGATATATGCCCATTTGTTTCTGGGTGATATCACCAATCATTTTCTTTTTAACTTTTGGGTCAATTCTTTTTGGATTTTCTTTGTAATGTTTAAATATTACATAATCAAAGAATAGTTGTTTACTTCTTTCAATTAGTTCAACATCTTTTGCACCAAGGATATCTTTTAGAATACCAACATTACCAGTAATTGGTTTATTAATTAGTGTTGGGTCTACATCTGTTGACCTTCCTTTTTTCTTGAGAGAGAAACCATGAAATACACCATCTGAATTTTTAACTACAATATCAGATGAATTGTAATCTCTTACATTTCCGATTGGTGGATTATATTTTGCAATCTCGCCTGTCCAGCCTTTGCCTGTCCAATAAACTTTTACTGGATTAGGACAAACTTTTAGTATTGCATCTGAGGAAGATATTGCAGTTGCAAGGTCATTAAAGTTTCCATTGAACTGGTCTACTAACTCTGGTCTTGCAGTTGCACCGTCAATTTTATTAAAAACCTTTTTTGCGTTCTCAATCATATCAACTGCTTCTGATTCTGATACTGTTCCACCTCTTACTTTATTTAAAACAAGAGCTGCAACCATCATCTCTTGAGTAGTTTCACTAATTTTTACACCATCTTTACCAAGAGAACCTTGACCGAACCCAATACCAGTTAATTCTGGTGCATTGTCTTTAATCCATTGTTTGATTTCTGGTGCTTTGTCTTGTGCAGAACGAATTTTAATCTTGTTCCCAGAACCACCAGCGATAGGGATATCATCTAAACCTAAAAGATTTAGATGTTTGACTAATTTTTTTAGTCCTTCTTTATCTTGTTTAGTTTCAAATGAATCTACATCTGATTCATCTCTGATTGGAATGTTAAATGCTTCCGACAGAAATGTAGAAAATGACCTCATATCCCAACTACTCCATGTATAATAGTATTATTTATGCGTTAGGAAACTTGGAAAACCGTGGTCACCAAATGGTTTGTGTTCTGTCATCCATTTTGCAGAATCTTTTGCATCATCTTCAAAATCATATTCTCTGATAATCTTTCTAGTAGGAAGTTCGATTACTTCCCACTTTTTAGATTCCACATTGATATCGTGGTAATACTTTACCTTAGACCTTGATGTCTGAAAATTTCTCATATTTGCTAGTCTTTCCAGCAAATGGAGTGTTGTCGAATACAGGCTCTTCATTGATTTGTCCACTATCTACCAAGTCCTTTTGTGCTTCTTGTTCAACATCATACAATCTCATTTTCGCTCTGTCAATACCTAATATAAATCTTTTATTCATAGTAGGGTCATTGTAACGATTCTTTAACTGTTTTACACAGATTTGATTGAGGTCTTCAAGTTCCTCTGTAGAAATGAGAGCGAACATAAGGTCAGCCGTAGCTGGTAAACCAAAACTTTCTGACGTATCTTCCAACCCAATGTCGCTTGAGACAAACCCCCCTCTAGTAGTTTGTGTCGCTGACATAATCGGAACATTAGTTTCAACGGCAAGTCCTCTAAGTTCTTCTGCAATCGCTTTGATATAAAAGTATGAACCAACATTTGCATTTCCCCTAAACCTTGAAGACGCACATATATTCAGATAGTCAATAAAAATAATGTCTGGTTTGAAACTACGTTTGAGTGCGAGTTCTTTAATCAGACTTCTAAAGTTTCCAACATGAGCCGATGCAGTTGGATATTCTTTGACAATCAACTTTCCATTTGTCTTTTTGTTTATCTTTGTAAGATAACTTTCAAACATCTTCTTTGGAAGAGAATGTAAGTCATCCATAGTTACATTCATTAAGTTTGCATCTATTCTTTCTGCGATACGTTCTTCTGCCATCTCTAGTGTGATGTACAAAACATTCTTACCTTGCATAAGTGTAGATGCAGCCATATGACACATGAACAACGACTTACCAACTCCAGTTCCAGCAAGTGCAATATTTAGTGTCTTTTGTGGTAAACCACCTTTCGTAATTTTGTTGAAGTAACTTAGGTCAAATGGTATCTTTTCTTCTTTCTTATGATAGAAATCGTATCTATCTAAACCATCTTCAACATAGTCATGTCCTACTGATAGGTCAAAAGAAACAGCAAGTGCTTCTGATAGAATAGAAGGAATTGCCTCTGGAGTTCTATTCTTGTCTTTCCCATCAATAATACTTATTCCATCAAGTACAGCGTTATATATCGCTTTGTCTTTACAGAACTTTTCGGTTTCGTCATGTAACCACTGTAAGTCCACTTCAGTCTTATCAAGTGAGCTAATGATTTCCACGACCTTTTTATAATCTTCATCATTAATATCTTTTCTATTATCCACTCCGATAGTAAGAGTTTCTTTTGTAGGAAGAGTATTGTATTTGTCTAAAAACTTTTCAATCTCTTCAAAAACTACTCTCTCTTGTCGGTCTGCATAATATATTGGTTTTATAAATGGGATTACTTTTCTACAGTAATCCTCATTATAAATTAAGTGTGTGAGAGTTGTTCTCTCAATCGTTTGCGTTGTTGACATATTGTAAGCTTCCATCATTCAATTGTTCATCCATAATATCATAAAGTATGTCTCCAATCAAGTTAAAAAAATCATCTTTAAAATAATCTTTTCCTAATCCATTAGAATCTAATATTTCCCAATCAAACTGCAATCGTAGTCGGTCTTTTTCTTCAACTGGTGTAACTTTTCCATATCTGTAAACTACACCTTGATAGAAACCAGCCTCTTTAGTTAGTCCTATCGCTTGCCACTTTGCATTTTTATTCTGGACGTACTTGTATTTCTTCTTGATTTCCATACTTAAACTCTTTCATTGCACATTCATCTAACTGTTTCATAATATCCTCAGTGAAAAACTTCTCTGGATTATTATTAATTGTCTTACCAAAAGTTTTAGAACCATCTGGTAACTCAATACGAGTTGATACATTTTTAAATATATCATATTTTAGTGCTAAGTCAAGTAGTCCGTAGTATTTATCTAAACCTTTATCATAAGTCAAACGAACATCTACCATTTTATTTTCTACGGTAATTCTTGACTTATGGTTTTTACAGTGAACAATGTTACCAATAACCTCAGTACCATCTTTTTCTTTTTTCTTAGATAAGTATACAATTGAAGAAGCTGCATACTTCAGACCAGAACCACCACCCATTTCTTTTGTTGGAAACATAGAACCCACAACATCATAAGTGTGATTAGTTACAACCATAGGAACTTTTGCTTTACCAAGTTTCAAAGTCAACACTCTAAATGCAGCCTTGAGAACTTGTGCCCTAGTCATATCTCTAGTTTCTTTACCCTCAGCAGTATCTTCTACTTCCTTTGTAGTAGACAACATACCAAGTGAATCAAGACATAACATGATAGGTTTTCTATCTGCTTCATTCTGTTCTAGGTATTTGTCTAGAACTTTTAGTGCTTGTGTTCTAAACTCTTGTACAGTAGTTACTGGAAACATCACCATACGATTGGGGTCAATACCTCTATCAACTACCATCTGTTTAGTGATTGCACTTTCTGATTCAAAGTAAATAACACCAGCATCTGGGTTTGCATCTAGAAAGTTTTTACACATTCCCATAAGAAAGAATGTTTTACCAGTTGCACTTTCACCAGCGATTGCAGTAATCTTATTTGCAGGCAATCCACCGTAAATACTACCACTTAGTAGTGCATTAAAAATATAAGAACCAGTGTCAATAAATGAATCTACGTCACCAGCTTCTACACCATCTGCAACCAAACCAGCATATTCATTACCAGCCTGTTTTGCGATATCTTTCAAAAAGTCCATTAAATATCATCCTCATCTCTGTTGTCAGAACGAAACTCATCAAATCCGCCAGGATATCTATCTTTTAGTTTCGCAGTATTAATATCAATTAGTTCTTCAATATCAGTACCTAATGCAATACATCCTTGTGCGATATACCACATTACATCTCCAAGCTCTGATTTGAGATGAGTGACAACATCCTCATCCATTTCTTTTCCTTGGAAAAAACACTTCTTTACTATGTCATTGAATTCACCGACTTCACCAGATAGACCAATAGATGCAGTAAGTAACCTTGTCGGTTCTACACCACCTTCATCTATGATGTCTATTGCATCACCAAAATCATCAATATTCTTGGTTGCATCACTGGATACTTCATCAACAAATTCTTGATAATCTTTTAGTAAATCATCATCCATTTGTATCTCCTATAATTTAAAATAATATACATTATTTAGTTTAAAAAGTCAAGTTAAAAAGGGGAGCGAACTCCCCTTTTTAGTTTTAAGCAGCAAGTGCTTTCTTTGTTGGAACTAATGTCAATTGATTCATAAGTTCAGAATCAGCTTCAAATCCTAATGCTGTTAGTAACTCAAACTGTTGAGATTTACTCAATCCCATAACAAGTCTACCAATATTAAAAGCAACAGATTCGATAGACATACCAGCAAGTCTATTTGCACACAAGTCAGTTTGTTTGTGTTTCTTCGCATAGATAATTAATGCCTTCTCTACCTCACAAGTATCATTTACATTTGGATGTGCAGTATGGATATCAATGTTTGGACACAATGGGTTTCCATCTTCATCCTCTTTATCAAGTGTATCTAAGAACTTTGCAAGTCCACAAGTCAAGTAACCAGTAAGAGTTGGGTCTGACCAAGCTTTCTGTTGTTTAAAAGATGCTTGTACCAAATAATCAGTTGACCCTAATCTTTCTTTTAGGACTGTATCTTGAAACTCAGAAAATGCACCTAATTCTGGATTGCCTGGGTTTGTTCCCAGAACATCTACACACATCTCAACAATTACTTTTTGAAGTTTTAGTGCATCTTCTTTTTGATAAACAATACCAGACTTGTACAATTCTTCTTTCGCCATTGATTCTGATTCACCGTTCTTGATTTCATAAACGAAAGCTTCTAACCTTCGACAATCTTCAATACTTGTTGAGGAATCATGATGTTCAATACTTGTCTTTATGAATCTTTTACCATTTAGTATTGCAATGATACAACGTCTAAATCCATCCCAAACAAAACCTTTACCATTTGGTCTTACTGCAATATCAACTGAACCACATAACATTTTATTAAACATTAAATCTCCACCATGCATATCTTTTCTTCGTAGGTGGTCAACGATTTTCTTTAGTTTTAATACTCTTTGATATGTGATATCAACCCATAAGTCTTCAAGACCATTTGGAAATAATTCTTTGAGTTGTTTTGTGATTTCATCTGGATAAAAATTATCATCATAATCTTTATTAAAAATTCTACCAAAAGGACTGTTATTAAATAATCCCTCTTTTTGATATTGGTCTGCTTCAATAATGATTTTGATAATGTCTATGAGTTTGTGTTCACCCAAAGGTAAAGTTCTTAATTTATATGCTACTTCACTAGCTTTTGCCATGATATTCTCCTATAATTGGCAGTAACACTATTGTTACTATATTAATTCGTCTTCCTAAAAAGACATAAGGATTTCAACCTTATAACTATATAGTACTACAAAATTACCGTAAAGTCAAGTCACTTTCGATTCTTTTTTTACATAGTTTATAGTACTCTTCATTTATCTCGCTTCCAAGATAATTTCTATCAACCTCTAGGGCTGCAATCGCAGTAGTACCACTTCCCATAAATGGGTCATATACTACATCATTTTCATTTGTATGATTCTCTATCATCATACGACAAACTAGTGGACTCATACCAAACTTAAAACCATCAACTATAGTTGACTTTTCATCTAGTATAACATCTACCATGTGTGGGTTTTTTAATTTAAATGGTTTCTTTGCAAATGTCAATATGTGCATATAGTTCATACGAAACATATTTACTTTATATGACTTAACCCATATATTAGTTTTTCTTAAAAACCAACCATTCTTTTCAAATACATTAATTACTTTTATATGTTTTGGATATATTCTACCATCACCTTTTCTATCAGTAGTGCAAATAGTAACTAGATTATTTGTAGGTTTTAATAATGATACCCAACTATCTAAAAATTCTTCCCATTCATTTGTATGTGCTGGTATACCTAACTCTGCATAATCTGGTGGAGATGTAAGTACATAATCATACTTGACATTTCTTTTTAAGGTATCAATACAACTTTCTAAATGTATCATGCAAAAAAACTTTCTAATGTATTTCTTTTGATATGTCTAAAAATATCTTTGTTTTTATCTTTACTGAAATACCAAACATTTTCTATATAAGTTCTGTCCATAAACTCATCCATTGCAGCTTTGTCAAAGTTACCATCTTCATCTTTGAATACAGATGCACCTTGTGGACGTTGCATAATTCTCATACCAACTTGACCCATAAAATGTGGAAGTAACATATCAACAAGTTCATCACCAGAACGATACCTTTTACCTTTTACTTTTGGGTCTAGAATATTAATCATCATAACACCAGTATCACTTAGTGAATCAAAAGTGTTTTGTGATACTGGAAGATAGAAGTTATCTCTCCAAGATTCATATTCATTAAACTTGAACCATGATTGTAACTCTTCTTTCTCACCACCTTCATTATATCTTTCTGTAGAAAAATATGGTGGAGAAGTAAATGCACAATCTACATTATTAATCTCATCCCATGGCATATCTTCTGCACCACAATTGTACATCTGCACAGTTTTCTTACCACCAGTAAGTTTATCATAGAAGTCAATCATTTTCTGGTATCTTGCAAAGGTATTAGGATTTGGGTCACAACCGATATAGTGAGTTGCGTTAGAAGCGTAGAACGCAGTCAGTCTATCACCCCAACCCATAGAAGTATCTAATACAGTTTTTGCATCTGTCATGTTATATATTGTTTTCGCAACAATAGGTTTGAACTGTGTTGCAATATAAGTACCAAGTCTAAAAGACATTGTATAAGTTTTTGGTTGTAGTGATTGACTATCGTTTACACCTCTCCAGATAGGCCCAAACGCACCCCATATATTATCACCATCATTCCATCTTTGTACTGGAGATTTAAAACCATAAGAACCACAAGACATTCTTAGGTCATTCATAAAAGAGTCTGCACAATAATTAAAAGTAGAAGGCCCATCTATTACACCTAATCCATACTTATCATATGAATACTTGTAATCGTCATACTTTTCCATAACATTATTTGGTTGACTTAGATAATTTGTAAAGTCAGCTTTCTGCAACTTACGAAAGTTGTCAACAACCTTTTCCATATTAAACTCTTTAAGTGGATAGGGTGGTTTCTCTTTTGTAATAAACTCTGCAAGTGTTTTACGAAACTCTTCTTTACCATACTTTTCTGTAGTGTCAAGAAATAATTCTTTATGCATCACTGGAAGACCAGTGTGGTCAACATTTCGTTTTAACAAATCATATAATTCTTGGTTCAATTAAAAAAGTCCTCAAGTGTGGTTTGTGTTCCAAATGACCTATCAATCTTCCAACCAATATTGTTTGTGATAAAGGACAGTGGGTCTATGAAACTCTTTTCATATTGACTATCATAGTCTACATACTTCAAAATGTCAAGTTCTTTTGGTAACTTAGCAGGAAAGGATATTACGTTACAACCAAGTGGATTAGGTTGACGTAACTCCAGATACTTAATCTTGTCACCATTTTGAATAGTGGGATACTTTTTTGTAAGTTTGCGTTCTCTAATCATGTGATTGTAAACAAGAGCTCCCTTGATATGCATTGGTGTACCTTTACGATAGATTGAACTATCAGAGTAAAACTTTTTGACACCATTGACAGAACGAGGATATGCAATCTCTTCTGGTGGAAGTTCATCAAACTCTTTACGAAATGTAATTAAGAAATCATTTAGTTCTTTTTCATCACCAGACATAATAATCTTTAGTGCCTCTTTAATCTTTGCACGACAAGGTGCAGGCGTTGAAGACTTGACAGCCTCGATACCCATAATCTTCAGTGATGGTTCTTTGAAACGAACACCTTCAACATCCCATGCATTGAGGATGTATCGTTTCTTTGCAGTCCAGATACCTTTGTCTGCAATGACTTCTCGTTTCATTTGCATCTTCTGGTCATATGCATTTACATATGTAGAAAGAGCCTGATAAGATTTATCAATAAATGGTTCAATCTTCTCTTGAGCGATAGTGTCCAAGAAGTTGACAATCTTCTGTAATTCTTCTCCCTCTTTAAACACACGATTAACCAACTTGTCAAAAGTAACGTATATCGAATCTGTATCTGATGCAATGACAAAATCTTCATTTGTAGTTCCTAATAATTTGTTTAGATATTGATTTATCTTTTTTTCAATCCAACGTATGGATAACTGACCAGCAGTAGTAATACCCTCTGCAATCGCAAGGTCATAGTATCGAAAGTATTGATTACCAATCGCACCATAAGCAGAGTTGAGTGATATCTTTCGAGCCATCTGAATGTTGTTGTAACGACTGATATACTTTTGATACTTGGGGTCTTTTGTATCTTCGTAATCTTGTTTCGCTTTCAACATCTTTTTCTTGTAAATAGTACGGTCATTGTAAATATCTTGCATCATCTCTGGTAAGAAACCGTGTTTATCTGTACGATACAATGCACCGTTTGGTGTGATAGTTGTTTGTTCTGGAATGTCCAAGTCAACCTCACGCAACATTTCATTGACATAGGTTCTGTCATCTGCAAGTTTAAGATAATCACCAGTGACAAGTGTTTCTGGTGACATATTGTATTGCATAATCAAATGTGGATAAAGTGAATTTAAGTCAAAAGACATGACCCATTTGTGTTGACCAACTTGTGGGTCTTTTACATATGCACCTTCAAACTTATCAGACTTTGACTGACCAGACTTTTGTGGAATAACAATCTTTTTGTTTTTAAGATAGTTGTGAATAAGAACATCCCAATACTTAACTTGACCAAAAACATCTTCATAGTTGACCTTTGCTTCGTAAGCCATAGTCAGACAAAGTTCCAACAACTTCATCTTGTCTTCCAGACGGTCAACAAGTTCAACATCAACAATGTTGTATTCTAGGAAAGACTGATAATCTTTTGTATACCAATCTTGGAAAGTCTCATATGGATTTTCATTCTTTTGTTGACCAAGTTCCACAAATGCAATATGATTAAGTGCATAACTCTCTTGATTAGAATATGTAAACTTACGATAGAGTTGTAGATAGTCAAGATTTGCAACACCAGTAATATCATAGACTTGTTGTTCACGACCATGATTATATACTTTACGAGAACTAATCAAACCCCAAGGAGAGAACTCTTTCGCTCTATCCTCACCAAGAATCTTGGTAACACGATTAATAAGGTAGGGAATATCAAAGAACTCAGTATTCCAACCAGTGACAACATCTGGATAATGTTGTGTCCAGAAGTTCATAAACTTTGCAAGTAGTTCATTCTCATTAGAACAATTGATATAGGTTACGTCATCTCTATCATTCTTGAACTCACCCAAACCCCAGACAACAATTTTCTTAGTTGTTTGGTTTTTGATAGTGATTGCAAGCATCTCTTCATTTGCAAGTTCTGGTTCTGGAAAACCATTGTCAGCCCTTGTCTCAATGTCGATTGTAACTGTTAGGATTTTGTCACTATCCCAATTAACTGTGTTAGGATATGTGTCAGAAAGATATGTGTATGCAAACCTATCCAGACCAAAGACCAGATGAGGTTGTTGTTTGTATTGTTCTATGAAAGCTTTTGCTTCTTTGATTGTATCAAACTTGTACGGTGTTGCATACTTACCGTCAAGTGTCTTCCATTCAGTTTCTTTCTGAACTGGAACGTACAAAGTGGGAGAGTATTTAACCTTTCGATTAACCCTCTCACCATTCTTATATTCACGAACTAGGATATGGTTACCCCAAGGGGCAACATTTGTATAAAAATTCATAATGTAGTTATACCACCTTTGTGGGTAAAAGTCAAGTCTTATTCAAATTTTGAGAAATGTTTATTAATCATATCCAATCTATCATCTGCAGCTGCGAGTTTGTCTAACTCTGCAATAACTGCTTCTGTGATATCGGAGTGTTCACCAATACCAGCAGGCATAGTTTGGTAAACTTTGATGTTTGCGATATGCACTGCAATTTCACCTTCTGCTTGTTTTCTTGCAGCTTCAATAATATGTTCACCTACTTTCATTATCATCCTTTCCTTTCATTGTAGTCAATAACAACTTTCTTTGAGGGTCTACCATGACATTCATTTCCTTCATGGCAAATCTGTTTAGAAGAACATCCGTTCCTCTTTTACTCCTATCGTCAAGTCCAAACATTAATTCATGTGTGTGACCCATAAACTCAACTTCAAGTTTAACGATAGGACGTTCATCAACTCCACCACCAGTTCTTGCTTTATATTCTTTTTCTAGTTTAGCAGTGTGAGTTTTACCACCTACTGTTGTAAATGTAATCTTATTACTATTCATTTTTATATCAGTAGCGTGTAATACTGAAAATGCACTATTTCCAGTATCAAATTTTGTTTCTATTTCACCAAATGGTTTTATATTTACCATTTCATGGTATCCACATTTAATAGGAACTTTATATCTTTTGTTTACATCTTTGTAATGTTCTAAAACTTCTTTTGCAATGTTTAGTCCAGAATTTGCTTCTTCAATACCTTCAGTACCAGGCGAACTATTTACTTCTAAAAAGTATGGTTTACCTTTATATGGAATAAAGTCTACTGCAACGAAATCTCCTTCAACTGCTTTTGCAGCTATAAGACATTGACGAATCTCTTCTTCTGATAAGTCATAAGATTTTACTCCAGCACCTTGTGTGTAATTACTTCTAAAGTCACCTTCTACAACTTCTCGT